ATCACTAGTAGCGTTTCCAGTTACATATATTTCCTTTGAATAAACTTCTTGTTCTCCTAAATTGGCGAATTGTGGGAAGTAATGATCAAACTTGTCAAACTTTTGCCAGAATCTTGATAAACCTTGGATATAACTTGTTTTTGGAACTACTCTAATAAGACCTAGTACTATTCCATGTTCGTCAAATGATTGTTTAAAACCTATTCCTTCTCCTAATCCTAATGCATGACCTGACATATCACCCTGTGGTCTATCTGATGAACCTTCGTTTGCATAAGTACTTAATACTTCACTAATCATGATTGGTGTTTTTCCACCTCCTAAATATTGTGGTACTTGTACTGTATAATCTGGTATTCTTTCTCCAAATATTGCAAATATTTGTTCTCTATAACGTGAACCAGCACGTGCCATAAGCTCTAACCATTGTTGTAAAGCTGAGGCTTTTCTTAATTCATTAATTGTTACACTTTCTACATCTCCTTGGATTTTTATATCATAACCCATAAAACCTGCATTTCCTTGCACGGATCCTGAGGAATTGAACTCTATATTACCAGCTGATGCAGGTGGTGTGTTTGTATAAGCATTAACTACTTCATTGACTGATACTTTACCTAAAGGTAATTCTATTTCTGTACCTCTCTGTAGAAAAGGTAATGATGATGTAAAATAATCTTTCTCCCAATTTGTTTTTCTTAATGCCAATTGATCTGCTGCCTCTGGACCTATTCCATAACTACCACTAGTACTGTGTTGTGTGTGTTCATCTCCTACGTTTTGATCTCTGAAATATTCATGATAAATTAATTGATATGCTCGAAATGGTAATAATGATAATTCTTGTGGATCGTTACTTGCAATTTGATCAAATGCTCCACCTGATTGAGTACCTGATAATGAACTCTGTAAAGGAGGTACACCTAAATAATCTGATAATGAACCTTTACTAAAATAACCTTGTGTTGCTGTATTAACTTCTACTCTTGGATAACTTGGTAAATCGTTTCCGTCTTCTCCACCAGTTATAAAATCTTTCCATTCATCCCATACTAATCGATATGGTACAAAGAAATAATCCATTTTAAAATCTACATTGTGCATCATTGGTGCTAATAGTGGACTAAATCGAATCATTTGTTGGGTATTTACTCTAAAACTATCTCCTGGTAGAATATCTTGAATAAATGCGGGGTATAAATAACCCATATTCCCCGTCTGTTTTACCTCGCGTGATAAGTCAAACTTATTTTTGCGTGGTTTGTTTAATTGTATACTATTCATAATGTTTCATTGTTATTAACTAATTCTCTATGACGTTTTAAATCGCTATCCTTAGCGTTTATATATTCGAGAACTTTTCCGTCATAATGTTTTTCTAATTTTTCCTCGAATGCTTTCATTTTTTTATCTAAGTGTTGTTCGTAGCTTTTCCTACTTAATTCTATTCTATCTTCTTTGTTTATAAATAATCTATGTAAATATGCTTTTGGTAATCTTCTTACTCTTCCGTTCATATCTCTTACTTCTAAACTTTCTGATTCTATATGGTGCGTTCCATAATTATCTAAATAAGCATAACCTATAATTCCATATGGTGTGTTTTTTCTACCTTTTGACATAATACTAAATGGGGGAGTGCGCTTATCGGTTTTTCTGTTGAATTGTTTAAACATATATTTTGTAACATAATTTATACTTGATGCTGTTACTGTACCTACGTCTGTAAATCCTTTTTTCCATTGATTTGATAATGATGCTATGTTGCTGATATCCATATTAAACATGATAAGATGATAATGAGGGCGACGAGTTTTTGAGCCATACTCACCAACCGCATAATAGCGTAATGGTTTGGCTCTATACTTGACTTCCTTTTTTGTAATTTTAAGTGTTTGACTAACATACTTAACATGATCGTTTCTAAGTCTCTTTATATAATCTTGTAAATGCTTTTTATGTAATGTTTGATATCCTTCCTTTGTTCTTGGTATATGTAAATCGTTATACGTTAATGTTATAAAGAATGCGCTATCGCTAAATAAATACTCATGTTCTAGTCTTAAACTCCACTCTGATCTTCGTTTTTTTTGACATGGCAAACACTTACCACATGGTACTCTGAAATCTAAATCTTTAAGTTTTATACTATTTGCGCATGATGTACCTATAATATCTGGTACGAATCCATAATCTGAATCTACTATCTGCATTTATGACATACGAATGCCGCCTCTTTTGGCGAGAATATACTTGCTGCTTCTTTTACTTTTGTATTTACGTTTTGTTCTAAATCTGTTCATATCTATTATTTTAAATTAATGCCTCACAACGTGATTAGTTTTGGTAAGTTTTGGGGGCTATTGGTTATATGCTTTCCAAATTGCTCTTCCAATATTTTTAAATAAATTGAATTGATCTGTTATTCTTCGTGTTTCTGTTAAATAAGAACGAATAATTATATTGTCATTTTTTGTTGCTCCTGACCTATTAAATCCACTTTCTATATATTCTTGATAAGCTTGTTCTGTTTTAATCTTTCCGTCTATTACTAAATTTGCTGCTTCTTGTGTAATCTTTTTTACAATACCTTGTGCGGATTTGCTTTTTATTTGTTTTTCAATCTTTAATAATTCTTGATTGATAACTTCTGTCTGTTCTTTTTGTGTTTTAACTTGTGTGTCTGACCTTAAATTATCCATTTGATACTGACTCAATTCTTTAGCTATTCCATACTGTCCAGCTTTAACACTTGAGTCTATTCCTTTGGCTATTGCATTTGCTTTATTAAGTTGAACTTGACTGTTCATTACTGACATTTGTGCGCCTGAGGCTGCTGATTGTGCTATTTCTGCTCCGCTAAATGTGGTTGGGATTGTATCTGCCGTTGGCATTGATGCTTGTGTGTTACCAGTTGTTCCTTGACCATACATTAACGCGGGATTTAACCCCGCTTGTTTTAACCTACGCATTTGTGCCTGTGGTGTATTATATGCGTTTGAATAGTCGAACATACCTCTATCAAATTTTTGTTGCATTTGCATTAATGCTTGATTATTGCCGAATGTTCTTTCTTGCATTTCTTTTGTGAGATTCTCATAAAATTTACGATCTCTCATCTGTCTTTTTCTTTGTCCAAATTGTCCAAAGAAACCTGTCATACCTTGTAATAATCCTGTTGGGAATGCCATTATTTTCCTATTTTATTGTCTCCGTCTATATCAAAATTGATTTTTTCCTCTAATACTTTAATTGCTAGATCAAGCAAACGCGGTAGTATTACTGTTAATAGTTTTACTAATAATTTTTCTTTCATTGTTTATGCCTTTAATTGTTATTTTGTTTTCTCCTCTCCAGAGTAATGATTCCACTATTTCTGTACTTTGTCTGCTGTTCCATATCTGTACTGGTATACCTTTATATTCATTATATATTCCTATTCCGATACAACCTTCCACGTCATAACCACGATTAGCAGCGTGTATACGAATTCCATGTCGGTTAGGGACTCCCATAATCTCGAGTGTTTTAGCTTTGAACTTAGGAGATAAACTCCAGCGCATATCATAAGTACCTTCTTGAATTGCTTTGTTGGTATTTTCAACTGTATTAAATTTTAATGTTCCGTGATTTGCCGTTTGAATTGTTAGTACTCCAAATATTGAATTACTTGGTCCTATAATTTTTCTTTGTAGTGTGACGTCGTTAATTATCATATTCGTAATTGTGTTTTTTAGTGTTTTTTGTGTTTTCCTTCGACTAGCACTATAATATATACTATGATAAATTAGGGTTTTCTTACCCTTTTGAGTGAAGTCGTGATAAATATACAATAATTTTTCATCTCCCCTACCCTAGTAGGGGGTATTTTGTTTTTTTTTTGTTGTTTTTGTGACTTTTTAGTCACTGGGACATACAATATCAAGTGATGTATGTCCTTAACTCTTGCTAATAAAAAAAGGGGGCTATTAAACCCCCTAAAAAACTAACTAACCTAAACTACTAATTCTCTGCGTCTGTTTCGTTGTTGTTTTCTTGTACTGTTGCCTGTGCTTGGGCTTCTGCTATTGCATCTGCTTTTGCTTTTTCGTCTGCTTTAATTTTACCTTCTAAATCTTTTACTTGCGTATTTAAATCTTTAAGGTATTGCAACTTTTCTGTTGGCTCCATATCTTGAATCTTATTAAGTGACTGCGAACTAAAAGTCGCTTGTTCTTCATAATAAGGCGTCTTATAATTGTCATAACTCATTCCTTGAGTATTTCTAAATAATATCTCTCGTATTGATTGACTTTGATTTGGTTTTGTGATAATCTCTCCTGTATTATCTTCTACCATAACCTTTGCTGGATTCCAGCGGTCTTTAACTGATGGTTTAACTGTCTTTGCCATTTTCTTCTTTATTTAATATTGTAATTAAATTGGTGTTTAATCGTTGAAACTCTTTGTATAGTAATGCTAACGCTGAACCATTCTCATAAACCATTTCTTCTAGTGAATGGTCTTTAATATAATGTTCTTTGTGTTCTTTCCATTTTGTTTGGAAATCTTTTACTTCTTTTTTGTTTTCTGATTTAACTACTTTCATAATTTTAATTTAATGTTGGATTACTATGATAAGGCATTGGACGTAATGCATCTACTTTATGGTATAACGATATCCATAACTTATCCTCTTCACTATCTTGAATTGCGAATATTCTATCATCTGGTGTACACTCAATAAATGATTGATTTAATAATGGTGCTTGATTGAATCGTCTTGATAACTCCCAATGTGCTAATGTGTCTCTAAAATCTCCAGCGATACGACTTTGTGAATACTTATACTCTGCATAACGTTGCTGATAACCAAATATGGTATTATCACTAGTAGCGTTTCCAGTTACATATATTTCCTTTGAATAAACTTCTTGTTCTCCTAAATTAGCGAATTGTGG